AACACATGAAGGGCACCCGCTCACTGGAAACGCCTACGTCATGAACGAAGCAGGCAAGACCATCGCTAGCCACAGCTCATAAGTTAAACTCGCCGCAGCCGATGCGGCCGCCTCCGGGCGTGACCTCCAACCTCATGACGCAGGGGTATCGGTAGCGTAGCGCGCTTGAAGCCTCTGTTCCGTCATTTATGGCTTGAGGTAGCATTCAAGCAAACCGCACGCTGGGAAGCGCCGGGCCTTCGGGCTTCCTCCATTACGCAACGTTCTGTTGTATCATCGCACCATGACAATAGCAGGAATATGAGCATGGGCCGTCCCTCCAAACTAAGCGAGAACCAGTGGGATGAAGCGTTCGCCTTGAAGGCGGCTTCATCGAATAACTCCGAGAAATCAGTAACGCTGATGCTTGAATTGTTCTTGCGCATGGGCGATCTTGAGCGGGCTATCAACGTCCCAAAAATAACGGGGCATCGGTTCGAATTCCCTGTTGCAAACGGAAGGATTGACTTGCTATTGTTTCATGCCGACAAAAGCATGACTATCATCGAAGCCAAGGCTGAATACAGTTTGCCTACGATAGTCGCGGGTATTGGCCAGTTATGCATGTATGCCGTAAAGCTTCCCGCTAAACTGCATAAAGATCAGCAGCCCACATTCATTCGCAGGCTTCTATGTGCTCACTGCCCCGCAGAAGAGGCTAGCGACCTGGTTCATGCATGTAAGCTGGCAGGGTGCCGGTTCGCCTACTTACCATCCTATGCAGAGTTTAAAGAGCAGGCTTCACATTTATTGCAGGGGGCATAATGGGGCGTAGGGCAGCAGTCAAGGAAAGCGAATGGGCGGAGATCGGCAAGAGAGTTCTGGCCGGTGAGTCGATGCGTGCATTGGCCAAGGAGTATGGCGTTTCCGATACCGCAATCCGGAAAAAGTTTAGCGTGCGAACTAAAGAGATAAAAAGTGTTGCGAATCAATTAGTTGCGGCTGAAATTAGTTTGCAGAATCTTGATTATAGTTCGCAGCGATTGGCGCGAACTATGGCTGATCGCCTACTCTCGATTAGCGACGATATGGCCAGCGCCGCAATGCATGCCGCATCAAGCGTTAATGTGCTGTCCGGCATCGCAAACCGCATGACTCACAAGCTGAACAAGGATGGCCCTCAAGATGATGCGGATATCGAGGCGATTAAGCATCTTGCCTACGTTACCCGCACGAGCAACGATGCTGCTGTTATCCCGTTGGCGTTGCTGAAGAGCGTCAAGGAGCTTCACGAGCAGGAAGCGTCCGAGCAAATGAACTGGACAATCAACGCCGTAGCGCCATCTGCCAATGCAGGTTGATATCCCTGAAAAGCTGATGTTCATGCTGACTAGCAAGGCGCGGTATATCGGCGCTCGTGGTGGCAGGGGTAGCGCCAAGTCATGGACTGTAGCGCGAATCATGCTTATCCTAGGCACAACGCGACGCATGCGCTTCCTCTGCACGCGTGAGGTGCAGAAGTCCATCAAGCAGTCCGTACATAAGCTGCTGAAGGATCAGATTGAGGCGCTAGGGCTGCAACGCTTCTATCAGGTGCTGGATACTGAGATACGCGGCAAGAACGGTACAGAGTTCTCATTCAGCGGCCTGAGTGACCAGACTGCGGACAGTATCAAGAGCTTCGAGGGCTGCGATTTTGTTTGGGTGGAAGAAGCCCAATCCATCAGCAAAAAGTCCTGGAAGATCCTGATCCCGACCATTCGTAAGCCTGGCTCACAAATCTGCCTGACATTCAATCCCGAGCTGGAAACAGACGACACATTCGACCGCTTCGTGGCGAATCCGCCTGAAAGCTGTGAAATCGTTGAAATGAATCACAGCGACAATCCATGGTTCCCTGCCGAGTTGGAGGCTGAGCGCCTACACGCCAAGAAGACCATGACCAATGCCGAGTATCAAAACGTTTGGGAGGGCAAGTGTATGCCTGCTGTAGCCGGTGCTATCTACTTCAACGAAATGACGGCAATGGAGGAGCAGAAGCGTATCTGCAACGTTCCATACGATCCAATGCTGAAAGTTCACGTTATATTCGATTTGGGGTGGAATGATGCCATGGCTATTAGTCTTGCGCAGAAACACGCATCTGAGATACGAATATTCGAATATCACGAAGAATCGTTCAAGACGCTAGACTATTATTCCAACATGCTTAAAGAAAAGCGCTACAATTGGGGAAATGTGTACTTGCCTCATGATGGCCGAACAAAAGACTACAAAACAGGTAAGAGCGCCGAACAAATCATGACTGAACTTGGATGGACGGTGAAGATTACCCCGAACATGAGTATCGAGGACGGAATCAAGATGACGCGTATGACGCTTGGCCGAATGTACGTGGACAAGGTGAAGTGTGAACGGCTGATGCAATGCGCCAAGCGCTACCGGCGCAGCATCAACCAGCAGACGCAGGAGCCAGGCGCACCGCTGCATGACGAATGGTCGCACGGCGCCGACAATCTGCGCTACGTGGCAGTGAATGCAGAAGACATGACAAACGACGACTGGGGCAAAATGGCCCCGCTTGAGCAGCCTCAACCAGACGAAGCCGGGATTTACTTCTAATGAGCGACACACTACGAAATTCCGGACTAGCCAATCTTCTAAGCTCTCGCTTGCAGCTTTGGGATGATGCGCGCAAGACGCAGGAGCTTAAAATGCTCGACTGCTACCAGGATAAGCTGCGTATCCCTCGCCAGGAAGACACGGCAGGCAGTGGCGCCGCACGTGCACGCAAGACGCAAGGCCTGTTCCTTGGCTCGACCCGTAATAAAATCCGCGCAGCACGTGCCAAGATCACGGATGCCCTGTTTGGTAATGGTCAGCTCCCATTCGACACCAGCCCGAGCAACGAGGAGTTGGCGCCATTCGCTGACGTCACCGAGGACGTTGTAACCGATATCCTCGAACGTATGTGCTTCCGTGACCTGCTCAACGATGGCGTGGATACGCTGGCTACCTATGGCACTGGCTTCATCTTCGGCCCATTCGTACGCCGAGAGACATTGCGCGAAACGGTTATCGATAGCAGCGCCGGCCTGAAAGAAGACAAGTATGAATTCGACCTGCCGTATTACGAGCTTGGCAACACGCTTGATTGCTATCCTGACCCGGAGGCGCGACGCTTAGGCAAAGGCGCCGGTATCTTCTGGGTGACGATGGAGAGCAAGCACACGGTTGAAGCCTGGAAGCGCGATAAGAGCTACAAGAACGTCAGCGAGGCATTGATTAGCCCGGGCGACAATGGCGAAGAGACTGGCAGTGACCGTGCAAGCCAGATGCGTGCCAATGTGCAATATTGGTACAAGAATGACCGGATCAAGGTTGCGCGTTTCTTCGGTAAGGTTCCGAAGCGCATGTTGGCAGGCGGCGCACCTGATACGATGGCCGAGGCAGACGATGGCGAAATGGTTGATGCTGTCGTTATCATGGCTGGCGGCGTCATCGTCAAAGAGAACAAAAGCCCATACGATGGCATGCATCCTGCCAAGCGCTGCGCCTATGAAGAGGAGCCGCATGAAATGTGGGGTGTTGGCGTAGCTGAGAACAATGCGCCGCATCAGAAAGTGACCAATGCCGCCTTCCGCCTGTTCATGGAAGGCAAGGGCATGGCGCTGCTTGGAACGAGTGCTGTTGACCGTAGTGCCTTCATGCCGAACGAAGACTTCAAAAAGTTCCCCGGCAAGGTCTACCAGTTCAAACCCGGCCTGTCACCCGAACAGAAGACAGCAGCCATACAAGAATTCGTGCAGCCCGACATTACTGGCGGCTGGATGGACGTAATGCGTGTCTCTGAGCAGATGAGCGATGACGACACAGGCATTACCAAGTACACCCAGGGTGACGACTCGCGCAATCTGAACAAGACGGCCACCGGAATCAGCATGATTATGTCGGCGTCCTCCCTTCCTATCAAGGAAGTCATCCAGCATATCGACCAGGATTGGATCGAGAAGATTGTTGGCGAGGTCGTCGTATGGGCAATCAAGTACATGAGTATCGAAACCGTGACCAAGATTCATGGCGAAGAGGCAGGCAAGAAATGGGCGCAGATCAAGGCTTTCGGCAAGACTTCGTTCATTGAGTGGAAGGCTACTGGCACTGCTTCGTTCATGCAAAAGGAAGTATTGGCGAATAAAGTTCGGGCATTTGCAGACTTTGCCATGGGTAATGAACTTACAGCGCCGCTGATCGACCCACGTGAGCTGCTCAATCAAGTATGGGATGTGATGCAGATTGGCCGTGAAAGCCCGATCCTCAAGGAAGAGGATGGCGCCAAGATCCCGCCGCAAGTCCAGCAACAGATGCAGCAGGCACAAGAACAGATCCAGATGCTTGAATCCTCGCTTGAGGAAATCGGCCAGAAGTACAACGAGCTTGAGGCTAATAAGACCAACGAACGTGACAAGATCCTACTTGACCGATATAGCAAGGAAACCGAACGCTTGAAGATTCTTGCCCCTACTATGCCTGTTCAGCTGTCTGCCATCATCGCAGCGCAGTTCGGAATGGATGTTGTGCACGAGCAGCAGGAACAGAATGCCGAGCAGGGGGAAGAGGTTGGAGCGCCACCGCCGTCCGCACCTACTGAGCCGACTATGCAGCCAGAGCCAGCGCCAGAAGAAATGCAGCAACCAGCCCCAGAAATGGAACCGAAACCTATGCCAGAGCAGCCTATAGCGCCGCCAGAGCAAATGAATCAGGAGCAATAAAATGGGCGTTATCGTAGACCCTGGCAGCACGCAAACCATGTCAATCTCGGATGGCGAGACAGTCACTATCTCGACTCGTGAAACTGCAATCCTGGGCCAAGTATCTGGCATGGGATTGGCACAGAATTCAGTGATCGGCAGTGTTTCAAAAGCATCACAGACTTTCGGACCATATACTCAGGGCCAATACTATGTGACAGCCATTGGCGATAAGGCGACGGCTGCCAACAATGTCGCCGGAACGGGATTGCAGCCTGGAAAAGGAATCCCCGCTTTGTACGGCTCCAATGCGTGTCTCGCTGGCGATAGCATCATCCAAGGAAATAGCAATATCATCGGTCTGTCGGTAAATACGCTTCAACGTGGCCCTATTGCTTGGGCATTGAGCTATTTGGGCCATCCATGGGATTTCCAACCAGAAGATAATTTTGGCGTATTCGGCTCTACTGTTGATGCCATCATTACAAATCAACTTCCTGCACTGCTGGCTCAACATGCCATCAAGAAATACACTCGCTGCTTCATCTCGTGCTTTACCAATGATACCAATTCAGGTGTCCGTAATCTAGCGCAGATCAAAGCTAATGGCATGACGTTGTTCAATGCGTTGCGTGCTGCTGGAATCATTCCTGTGCATACAGGTGTGCGTCCTCGGGGAAAAGACGTTGCCACGACGCCAGCAAAGCAACAGAACGCGGATATCAATGAGTGGCTGTATGGCCTAGGGCAGCAGGGCCTTATCGAGTACATCGACGTCACAGAAACGTATGTTGACAACAGCACGGCTTTCGGCAACGTTCTATCCACGATGGTGTATGACTATGCCACTTCGGCGCTGCACCCTAACGGCACGGGCGCAAATCTTGAAGGCCAGGCTATCGCCAATTGGTACAAGGCTCGCGGCATTGCGCCACAATTGAAGTTCGCCACTGAGCAGAATGATTTCTTCGACCGCGTAAACAACCAGCGCGGCGTCGCATTTGGCAATCCGAATCCACTTTTGCAAGGCGGTACGACTGCACCGACTGGCATGACAACTTCGGGGGGAACTTGGTCCAAGGTGAATCGCACGCTGCCTAATGGACAAGTGCGCAGCGATCCTACATGCGCCCTGGCAGCGTCTACTACTCACTTCCTTTACGATGACTTCGTTGCATCGGGGAATTGGAGTGCGACGCAGTTGGCAACAGGTGACGTTATCGAAGGCCGCGCAAAGGTGGTAATTACTGGTGGCGTCAATATCACCGGGATCACGTTGCTTCTAGTGACCAACGATGGCACTACCACAAATCTTTGCAACGCTCT